CTGGCGCCGCCATGCTCCGTTGTGTGGGCGGCACCGACAGCGGCACGCGCTTCGTGCAGCTGTTCTTGCTGCAGGTCGACGCAGACTCGACGTTCGCCGGCAGCAGCACGTCCGGCCCGACCTCGCTTGAGGCAACTGCTGTGGTTGCCGGAGTGGGGTCGAGCAGCGGCCAGATCATCGACGGCGGTGGCGCATGAGGACAATCAACCTCCGCAACGCCACGACCGCTGAGTGGTCGTCGGCCAATCCAGTTCTTGCTGATGGCGAGGTGGGCGTCGAGATCGTCTCGATCGGCCCGCCCGCTGTGCTCAAGATGAAGCAGGGCGACGGCGTCACTGACTGGAACACGCTGCCGTATCGCAACAGCGGCGTGGGCTCGACGGGTCCACAAGGCCCTGCCGGTCCCACTGGCCCGCAGGGTCCGACCGGCCCCGCGGGCGCGGACGGAACCAGTTTCACCATCACGGGTCACGTCGCTACCTCCGGCGACTTGCCGGTGAGCGGCACGGCCGGGCAGGGCTATCTCGCCGACGACACAGGTCACTTCTGGATATGGCCCAGCGGTGGCTCGGCATGGTTCGACGCTGGCCAGCTGCAAGGGCCGCAAGGTCCGACCGGCGCGACAGGCCCGCAGGGGCCGACTGGTCCGGCGGGCCCCACGGGCGCAACCGGCGCGACAGGTGCAGCAGGTCCAACCGGCGCGACTGGTGCTACGGGACCAGCAGGTGCAACCGGTCCGGCGGGCGCGACAGGCCCGCAGGGACCGCAAGGCCCCACGGGGCCGGCAGGCTCGGGTGGTGATCCGACATTCGACGGCACCTATGGCGCCGACCCGACAGGCGTAAGCGCCTGCGACACCGCCTGGGCGAGTGCGATGTCGGCCGGTGTGCGCTTCCGGTTGCGCGCGGGCACGTACCGCTTCGCCAACGAAATCCCCTACAACGCCGAGGTGGAGATCGTCGGCGACGGCCCGAACAAGGTGTTTCTACGCAGCTATACGACGACCGGCAACGGCATGGTCGTGACGGGCTCGACGACCCTCGGCAGTTCCAACCGCATCGTCGCCAGCGGCTTCACCCTTGAATACAAGGGCACGGGGCAGGCGAGCGGCAAGGGCGGTGTCGTCTTCAAGCGCAAGCCGTTTTGGCAGAACATCGTTGTGAAGGGTTTCCGCGATTTCTGCGGTCGCACCGACTCGGTCGATGGCACGGTAGGTGGCGCGGTCTTCTTCCCCGAGCTGCGCAACTGCCGATTCGCTGAGAGCACCGCGGGCGACGGATTCCAGCTGCGCTTCGGCGCCAACTGCTGGAACTTCTACAACTGCCAGTTCGACAAGAATGCCAAGAAGGGCTTCCACCACTACACGGACGGCGGCGCCACCTACGGGACCGTCATCAAGGGCGGCCAAGCCAGCTACAACAGCGAGCAGGGCTGGTACTTCGAGTCGGGGACCGACATCGAGCCGGCCGGCATCTACGGCGAATACAACGGCAGCCCGACCAACACGAACACGGACGGCTACTCGAACACGGCGTTGTCCGCCACCGATCGCCTCGTCGACTTCTACTTCGGCGACTCGTGCAACCGGGTGAAAGCCAACCTCGCGGCCGTCCTGGGCAACAACGATGCCCATGTACGAGTCCCAAGCACTGCCAATGCGTTCAGTGCAAAGGTCGATGTGACCGCAGGCGGCAAGCGCTATACGCCCATGGCTCCGGTTGTCGGCTCGTCGTCGGCGACCACGCTTTCGCAGCTGCAGGCGGACTACAACGCGCTGATCACGGCGCTCAGGACCGGAAAGATCATCGGCTAATCCAGCCGAAGCCGCCGTTGGGCGAACTTGCCCGAAATTCGGCGACGAAACAAAACGTTAGAGGTTAAGACAATGGCCGCGCCCATCGGGAACCGGAACGCGCGCAAGGGCAAGGAGTGGTTCGACGCCCTGCGGAAGCAATGCGTGCAGCGAGGCACGCTCGACAAGGTGGCGCAGGTCGTCTGCGAGAAGGCCGAGCTCGGTGAGCCGTGGGCCATCCAGGAGCTTGCCAACCGCTTCGACGGCAAGCCGGCGCAGGCGGTCGAGCTGAGCGGTCCGGACGGCGATCCGATGGAAGCGGTGACGCGGATCGAACTGGTGCCGATGCGTGGCAACAGCGCAGGTTGAGATCCCCGACAAGCTGATCCCGGTGTTTGAGGGCCCGGCGGACGTCCGCGGTGCTTACGGCGGACGCGGGTCGGCCAAGACGCGCAGCTTCGCCAAGATGGCGGCGGTGCGTGGGCTGATGTACGGCAAGGCTGGCGTCTCGGGGCAGCTGTTGTGCGCGCGCCAGTACATGAACTCGCTCGACGACTCGTCGCTGGAGGAAGTGAAGCGGGCGATCGAGGACGAACCGTTCCTGTCGGCCTACTACGAGGTCGGCGAGAAATTCATTCGCAGCCGCGATCGGCGTGTGTGGTTCTCGTTCGCTGGCTTGGATCGCAGCATCGAGTCGATCAAATCGAAGGGCCGCATTCTGCTCTGCTGGGTGGACGAGGCCGAGCCCGTCACCGACAGCGCGTGGTCGATCCTGATCCCGACGCTGCGTGAGGAAGGCGAGGGCTGGAACGCCGAGCTGTGGGTGACGTGGAATCCGAAGCGCAAGAGCGCGGCAGTGGAGCGCAGGTTTCGTCAGTCCACCGACCCGCTGGTGAAGGTCGTCGAGCTCAACTGGCGCGACAACCCGCGATTTCCGGCGAAGCTGGAACGCGACCGGCAGCGTGATCTCGCCGACCCACTGGCGGATTACCCGCATGTGTGGGAGGGCGCGTTTGCCACGGCGATCACTGGCGCCTACTACGCCACCGATCTGACGAAGGCGAAGCAGGAAGGCCGCATCTCGGTCGTTGCAGCCGATCCACTGCTGACGCTGCGGGTGCATTGCGACATCGGCGGCACGGGTGCCAAGGCCGACGCCTTCACGATGTGGGTGGATCAGTTCGTCGGCCAGCAGGTCCGCATCGTCGACTACTACGAAGCGGTCGGGCAGCCGATGGCAGCGCACGCCGCCTGGCTGCGCTCGAAGGGCTACACGCCGGAGCGCACGACCATCGTCCTGCCGCACGACGGTGCGCAACAGGACAAGGTCTATGCGGTGTCCTACCGCAGCGCCTTCGAGGACATGGGGTACACGGTCGTCGTGATTCCGAACATGGGAGCCGGCGCGGCGTCACGCCGCATCGAAGCGGCACGTCGCCTGTTCCCGAGCATCTGGTTCAACGAAGCCACCACCGGCGCCGGGCGCGATGCGCTGGGCTGGTATCACGAAAAGCGGGACGAGGAGCGCGGCATTGGCCTCGGGCCGAACCACGACTGGGCGAGCCATGCGGCCGATAGCTTCGGGCTGATCGCCATCGACCACGCGACACACGCGCCGAGCCTGCCGATTGGGCCGGACTTCTACGATTACGCGGTGGACTACTGACCATGGGCTACACGAAAGAGCAGCGCGCCGACAACAAGCTGCTCGACGTCATGCGCGAGCAGTACCCGAAGGCCGTGGAGGCGTGCGCGACGCTCTACGACCAGGCGCGCGAGGACATCAAGTTCGTCAGCGTGCCCGGCAACCAGTGGGACGAATCGCTCAAGCAGCGTCGCAAGAGTCGCCCCACGTACGAGTTCCCCAAGCTGCGCATGCAGCTGCAGCAGATCATCAACGAGATGCGGCAGACCCGGCCGCAGGGCAAGGTCAGGGGCGTCGAGGAAGCCGATCGCGGGCTGGCCGAGCTCATGCAGGGCTTGTGCCGGAACATCGAGTCGACCAGCAATGCCGACCGCGCCTATGACATCGCCTTTGAATCGGCCGTGCTCGGCGGCATGGGCGTGTGGCGCATCTGCACCGACTACCTGAACGACGACGATCTCGAACAAGACATCCGCATCAAGCCAATCCGCAACTTCGCCTGCGTGAAGTTCGACCCGGCGGCGGTGGAGATTGACCGGCGCGACGCGCGCTACGTGTTCGTCGAGGAATTGATCCCGCGCAGCCAGTTCGAGGCCGACTATCCGGACGCCGACCTTAAGGGCTTCGAGGGTGACTCGCAGTGCAAGCAGCATTGGGAGGACCGCGACCAGGTCCGCATCGCCGAGTACTGGTACAAGAAGCCGGTCACGCGCGAGCTGTGGGTGGTGAGATCGCAGAACGGGGATTCCGTCGTCAACAGCGACGAGCTCGGCATTTCCGAGGACGAGCTGGCCGCGGCCGGGCTGGAAATCGTCAACCGCCGCACCGTGAAGACTCACAAGGTCTGCATGCGGATCACCAACGGCCACGAGTGGCTGACGGACGAATACGAGTTCCCGTCCAAGTACATCCCGATCGTCGTCACCTGGGGCAACATCGCCAACATCGACGGCGAGGACTACTGGTGCGGCGCAGCGCGCTTCGGCAAGGATCAGCAGCGCCTCCACAACGTGCACCGGACCGCCATCATCGAGGCGGTGGCGAAGTCGCCGAAGGCGCCGTTCATCGCGAAGCCGAATTGGCTGGGCCCGCACAAGCGCCAGTGGGACAACGCGAACGCCGAGGACTACCCGGTCCTCTACATCGACGACAAGGCGCCCGATGGCGCGATCCCGCAGCGCGTCACGCAGGCCGAAGTCCCGGTCGCCCTGATCCAGCTCGCCGGCATGGACGCCGACGACATGAAGGCGGCCACGGGCATCTACGATGCTTCGCTGGGCGCCCGATCGAACGAGACATCCGGGCTCGCCATCAACTCGCGCAAACAGCAGGGCGCGACGGCGACGTTCAACTACATCGACAACCTCACCTACGCGATCCGTTACACGTACGAAATCCTCGTGGACATGATCCCGCGGGTGTACGACACGCCGCGCGTGGTCCGCATCCTCGGCGACGACGGCGCGGCGAAGTGGAAGCAGCTCTATGAGGAAGTGCAGGATCCCGAGACCGGGCAGACGCACATCCTCAACGACATCCGCAAAGGCAAGTACGACGTGACCGTCACGGTCGGCCCGAGCTACGCCACGCAACGCATGGAGGCGGCCGAAGGGTTCGCCCAGCTCGCCGGCCAGATCGGCGGCGCGTTCCCGGCGGTCGGCCCGCTGCTCGCCTACGCCACGCTGCACAACAGCGACCTGCCCGGCATGGACGAGATCGACAGTGCGCTCCGCAAGGTGCTGGTCGGACAGGGCTTGCTCGAGCCGAAGGAAGGCGAGCAACCGCCGCAGCCGCAGCAACCGAATCCGAAGGACGTCGCCGACGCGCAACAGAAACAGTCGGCCGCCGCGCTCAACCAGGCGAAAGCGCAAGGGCAGCAGCTCGACAATGCCGCGATGGCTGCGCAGCTGATGCACGCGCACATGATGGGCGGCATGCCGCCGCCGCATCCGATGCAACCGCCACCTGGACCGCAGTTCGGCCCACCCGATCAAGCCCCGCAAGGGGCTTTTTTTACGCCTGACGGTCAGCAGTCGGGCCCGCAGTTCACGGGCTAAGCCCGCCCGCACTGGCGCGGTCTCGCCAGATCCCACGAGGACACGATGAGCGACACCACGAACACCGCCGAGAGCGGTGCGGGCGCGGCTGCGCCTGCCACCAACGAAGCCCCGCAGCAGGTCACGCAGGGCATCGAACAGCAGACCGAACTCACCCAGGAGCAGCAGGCAGCCGAGAAGGCCGAACAGCAGCGCCAGGAGGAGGAAGGCCGCAAGAAGAACCGTACGCGCGAGTACATCGAACGCATCAAGCAGGAAAACGCCGAGCTGCGTCGGCGCGTGGCTGAGCAGGAGTTCCGCAGCCAGCCGCGGACGCAGCAACAGGCGTCGCCTACCCCTCAGCAACAGGCCGATCGCCGGCCCGCACTTGAGGACTACGGCTACGACTTCAACGCCTGGCAACAGGCAGACACGCAGTGGATCGACAAGCAGGCAGAACGTCGCGTCGCCGAGCTACTCGACCAGCGTACCCAGCAGCAGCGGCAGCAGGAAACGTGGTCCGGTTGGGCCCAGCGTTCCGCGGACTTCGCTGCAGAACATGACGACTTCGAAATGGTCGTCGGCTCCATGCCCGGCTTCGATCCTGCATTGCAGGAAGCCATCGCCCGCCACCCCAACGGCCCGGCGATCGCCTACCACCTCGGCAACAACCCCGCCGATCTGCTCGCCTACGCGAACACCAATCCGCATTACGCGGATCTCGCGTTGCAGACGATCGCCGCGCGCCTCGGCAGCGCCCCGGCCGCCCCGCAGCAACCCGCTGCGCCCGCGGCCCCTGCGCCGAACAAACCCATCACGAAGGCCCCGCCGCCGGCGCCCACGGTCGGTGGTCGTGCACCCGCGTCTGTCGACCCGGATCGCATGACGACCGAACAGTGGCGCGAGTGGCGCGAGGCCCAACTCAAGGCCAAAAAGGGATAACCCATGAGCAACACGCTGCTTACCCCGACCGCAGTGACTCGCGAGTCGCTGCGCATCCTCCACCAGAAGCTGAATTTCGTCGGCAACATCACCCGCGACTACGACGACTCGTACGCGCAGTCCGGCGCCAAGATCGGCGACACGCTCAAGATCCGCCTGCCGAACCAGTACACCGTCCGCACCGGCGCGACGCTGTCGACGCAGGACACCACCGAGTCCTCGGTCAGCCTGCAGCTCGCCACCCGCAAGGGCGTCGACCTGAACTTCACCAGCAACGACCTGACGCTGTCGCTGGACGACTTCTCCAAGCGCATCATCGACCCGGCGATGTCGGTTCTGGCTGCGGCCATCGAGAGCGACGTCGTGTCGAACGTCTACAAGGACATCTACCAGTCCGTGTGGAACGGCGGCTCCGCGGCGACGTACAACAAGGCGCTCGACTGCCGCGTGCTGCTGCAGCGTTCGCTGGCCCCGTCCAACGACCGCACGATGCTGCTTGATCCGCAGGCCATGGCGGACGTCATCAAGGACACGAAGACGCTGTTCCAGGACGACGCGTCGATCGCCAAGCAGTACCGCGAGGGCATGGTCGGCCGGGCCGCTGGCTTCGATTGGGGCGAGAACACCCTGATGCC